CGGGAAGAAAGAGAAACCCACGTGCCTAAACAATTGACAGAGTTGCAATCTAAGTTCTTGGATGTGCTGTTTACCGAAGCCAAGGGTAACTATTCCAAGGCGATGCGCCTTGCTGGTTATTCGGAGAACAGCAATCCATACGCTATTATTCAAGCACTGCGTACTGAGATTATAGAACGTGCTGAGCTGGAGATGGCAGCTAACGCGCCAAAGGCAGTGCTGTCTATGGTAGGTGTCATTGATGACCCTGCGGCCATTGGCAACCGTGAGCGTCTCGCTGCATCCCAGCAAGTGCTTGACAGAGTTGGACTTTCTAAGGTAGAAAAGCTGAACGTATCGGCAGAAAAGCCGATGGGACTATTTATCTTACCGGCAAAGAATGATGACGACAGTATCGCAGAGACTGAATCCGAGCAATAGATACGTACGATTAAATGGGCCACGTGTTCCTTGGGGATATAAGAAAAGCGAACACGACCCACAACTTCTAGAGCCAGTTGAAGAACAGCTTGAGGCTCTGGAGCAAGGATTGGAATACCTGAAGATGTCTTCCTACCCCGAAGTCGCTAGATGGCTGACGGACTACACAGGACGGCGCATTACGCCGATGGGACTGTGGAAACGTATTAAGACTGACGAAAGCGATAGACGCGAGTATGTTAAACAAAAACGCCGTGCCGCCGAGGCCGCGTCCCAAGGCAACATCCAAGCCCAAAACTAAAGAACAAAGGGCGAAAGAAAAGCTCCGTCGCGAGAAGCAGTCCGCTCGTATGCAGCTTAACCTTGCTCAGAAGAAGCTAAATAAATTAGCAAAGGCTGAGCAGGAGAAAGAAGATGATATCGCGCTGATAGGTTCTGGTGCGTTTCAACCTGTAGAAGAACAAGCTGATGAGGTGCTGTTTAAGCCTAACAAAGGGCCGCAGACTGATTTCCTAGCTTCTTCCGAGCGCGAAGTCTTATACGGCGGCGCAGCAGGTGGTGGCAAAAGTTTTGCCCTTATCGTTGACCCGCTACGATATTGTAACAATCAGAATTTTAACGCGCTTATTCTACGTCGCACAAACGACGAACTGCGCGAACTAATACATAAAAGTCAGGAGATGTACCCTAAAGCATATCCCGGCGCTAAATGGATGGAGAAGAAAAGCCAATGGACTTTCCCATCCGGTGCTCGAATCTGGATGACATACTTGGAGCAAGATAAAGACGTGCTCCGTTACCAAGGTCAGGCATTTACTTACATTGGCATTGATGAGTTAACACAGTATTCGACACCTTATGCTTGGGATTATTTACGCTCGCGCCTTAGAACTGCAGACTCCTCGCTCCCCGTCTATATGCGAGCGACAACAAACCCGGGCGGTCCCGGTCACGCATGGGTCAAAAAGATGTTCATCGACCCTGCCATACCTGGCAAGCCATTCTGGGCAACAGATGTTACAACGGGCGATACGCTCGTATATCCAGAACGGCACAGCAAAGCTGGGCAACCGCTTTTCAGGCGGCGCTTCATCCCCGCGAAACTCTTGGACAATCCCTACCTTTACGAGCAGGGAGACTATGAAGCAATGTTGCTTTCCTTGCCGGAAGTTCAACGCAAACAACTGCTTGAAGGGTCTTGGGATATAGCAGAAGGCGCGGCTTTTGCGGAGTTTGATAGGACGGTACATGTTGTTCCACCATTTGAAATACCAAATACATGGCGCAAATTTAGGGCTTGTGACTACGGTTATGCCTCTGCTACCGGCGTTCTTTGGTTTGCTGTAGACCCTACTGACGAGACACTGCTCATTTATCGTGAGCTATACGTCAGTAAAGTCCCTGCTAAGGAGTTAGCACATATGGTGTTACAGCTAGAGCAGGAAGAAGCAATACACTACGGAGTCTTGGACTCGTCGCTTTGGCATAAGCGAGGTGACACTGGTCCTAGTCTAGCGGAGCAAATGATTGTCGAAGGGTGTAGGTGGCGCCCTTCTGACCGAAGCCGTGGTAGCCGTGTGGCAGGTAAAAACGAACTACACCGTCGTCTACGCGTAGATGAGGACACTGGTAGGGCTGGAATAGAAATATTCAGTAACTGTACCAACCTGATTGCTCAATTGCCGGTGCTACCCTTGGATAAGTCGAATCCAGAAGATGTAAATACGAAAACAGAAGACCACCTTTATGATGCCCTGAGATACGGCATTATGTCTCGTCCGCAGTCACGGTCAGTGTTTGATTACCCATCACAGATACCCGTGCAACGGTGGCAACCAGCGGACTCTAGCTTTGGATATTAATTATGGCTGAAGAAGACCTCATGGAAGCTTTCGCCTTCGAACCTAAGTCCGGTTCGGAGAAGTTGGCAGAATACATTCAAGATAAATTTACCTCGGTGGAGTCCAGCCGACAGGAAGAAGAAGAGAGGTGGCTAGAGGCCTATCGTCAATATCGTGGTCTGTACGGCCCTGAGACCCAGTTTACTTCTTCTGAAAAGTCCCAAGTCTTTATTAAGATTACCAAGACCAAAGTGCTCGCTGCCTACGGACAAATCATTGACGTGCTGTTCGCTGGTCAACGCTTCCCACTTGGTGTTGATTCGACGCGTATCCCAGAGGGCGTAGACGAAGCGGTACACTTTGACCCTAAAGACCCTGAGAACGCGATTGAGAAGCTGGAGAAGACTTATGGTTTTGCTGGTGACGGCAGAGAGCTACCGCCCGGTGCTACGTCCCAGATGATGCAAGAGATGAGCCTTGGTCCGCTCATCAACCAATTGAACGAGATTGAAGATAAGCTACGCCCCGGTATGGGCAAGACAGCAACAGCGCAAACATACCATCCTGCTGACGAAGCCGCGAAGCGCATGGAAAAGAAAATCCTTGACCAGCTTGAGGAGTCCAGCGCATCGAAGCACCTCCGCCACACTGCGTTTGAGATGGCTCTGTTCGGCACCGGCATCCTCAAAGGTCCGTTTGCGATGGACAAGGAGTATGCCAACTGGGATGAAGAGGGTAACTACAGCCCGATTATCAAAACCGTACCGAAGGTGGAGAATGTTTCGATTTGGAACTTCTACCCAGACTCCGATGCCAAGAACATGGATGAGTGCGAATTTATCATTCAGCGGCACCGTATGAGTCACTCGGATATGCGCAACCTTAAGAAGCGTCCATACTTCCGTGCAGACGCTATTGACTCCACTATTGAGATGGGCACAAACTATGTCCGTAAGTGGTGGGAGACCGACCTAGAAGATTACCGTAATACCTACGATGTCGACCGCTTTGAAATCTTTGAGTTTTGGGGCAACATTGACAGGACGGCAGCAGAAGAGGCTGGACTGGAAGTACCACCTGATTTGCGAGATGTAGACACATTGCAAGTCAACTGCTGGGCCTGTCACAATCAAGTGCTTCGCCTTGTAATCAATCCGTTTACGCCGAAGCGTATCCCGTACTTTGCAGCGCCGTACGAGCTAAACCCATACAGTTTCTTCGGTGTTGGTCTTGCTGAGAACATGACGGACACACAACAGCTGATGAATGGCTTTATGCGTATGGCTGTTGATAACGCTGTGCTATCTGGCAACCTTATCTTTGAGATTGATGAGACCAACCTAGTGCCGGGGCAAGACCTTGAGTTGTACCCCGGTAAAGTATTCCGTCGCCAAGGCGGAGCACCGGGGCAGGCGCTGTTTGGCACCAAGTATCCTAACGTCAGCACCGAAAACATGATGATGTTCGATAAGGCACGTCAGCTTGCTGATGATGCTACTGGCATCCCGTCGTACTCGCATGGTCAGACAGGAGTGCAGGGCACTGGCCGTACTGCTGCTGGTATCTCTATGCTGATGGGCGCTGCCCAGCTTAGCGTTAAAGGCGTGGTCAAGAACATTGACGACTACCTGCTCCAGCCACTTGGTGAAGCTTTCTATGCGTTCAATATGCAGTTCGACTTTGACCCAGAGGCACGCGGCGACCTAGAGGTCAAAGCACGAGGCACAGAAAGCCTGATGAAGAATGAAGTACGCTCCCAGCGTCTACTCCAGCTTCTTAACATTGCCGGTAACCCGAACCTTGCTTCGTTTGTTAAGTTCCCTGTTGTTCTGCGCGAACTGGCGCAAGCAATGGACTTGGATGCAGAGAAGCTCATTAACGATGAGCGGGAGGCATTCCGTCAAGCTGAGATTATCCGTGCAGCTGGCGGTGCCGACCAACCACAACCGCAAGCGCCCGGGATGAGTCCTATGGATATGTCTGGCGGTGGCGGAGGTAACATCGGTATAGGTGGGGCGGCAGTCCCAGGTGAACAGGGCTTTAGTGCCGCTCAGACGCCTGCTGAGCAACCTCAGGGCGATGCGCAAACACAACTAGCTAGCATTCTTGGAGGGCTTCAGTGACCCCTGAAATCGCCAAGAAACTACTACCGCTTGTAAACGTCAAACGCACAGTTGACCTGATGGAGCTATACGCTGATACGCGTATCGCGGAAGCACACAAACTCATGGAACAGTCTGATGACTTGCGGGTTATCCAGATGGCTCAAGGAGCAATCAAAGAACTGCGGCGGTTCAAGACGCTTCGTGATGAAGTGCAGGCTAGGGCAGAGTGATGCAAGAAAAGGAAAAAGTGGGAACTCCTACAGGGCGGGTAACTCAACATGGTAAGCCAGAATACAAAACGTCTAGTGGAGAGCTAGTCTCAGAAAAGGCTGCAACTTTGCCTATAGCCGGCAAATTTATAAATGTACCAAGCATTCATAATGGGTACATGTATAATGATGATGAATTGATGGAAATGCTTAAAATGGGAACTATTAAACCCACTAGCATTCATGACAATCAGGAAGATGCAATCAAAGCTGCAAAAAAGCGTAGCAAAGAAACAGTGCTAACGGACGGCAAAGCCGAAGGGGGAATAATGATGGCACAACAAGGGCAGACAACTTTGCCGATGACACAGGCAACATCCGCCCCACAAGGCGGCGGACCAAAGGCGGCTAATCCCGCAGCTGTTAAGCCATTAGTAGCACCCCAACAGCAAGCACCACGCCCCGGTGAGGTAGACCCACGCGACGGTGCTGTTCAAGAGGTGGCACAAGAAATGCAGAAAAGGAACGCTCCTCCGCAACCTGCAATTCAACAAGTCGGGCAAGAGATGGTCATACCAACTCCTCCTGCTCAACCACAGATTGGGGGTTTGGCTGCACCCGCACAACAAATGGCCCCACCCATGATGGCAAAAGGCGGCATGAAAGATGACGCACCTGAGGGTCTTGCTGTCATGATTGGCCTCGGTGCGCCAACCCCCTCCTACGAAGAAGCTGCCGAAGGCAATCCCCCTCCCGGCGCTACGAAAGAAGAAGTTGCCGATGACCAGCTTGTTTTGCTGAGCGAAGGCGAACTTGTTGTCCCTGCTAACGTAGTACGCTTCCACGGTCTTGGCACATACGAAGGTATGCGTCGTGAGGCTCTTATGGGCTTACAGCAAATGGAGAACAGCGGACAGATTGAGTACGTCAGCGGCGGTAAAGAGAAGGCTGACCCCATTGACGATAATGGCGGAATTGTAAAGGCGCAAGCTGGTGCCACGCTTATGGGAGGAAATCCGGGTCTTATTGGCCCAGGACGCGACCTTCCGGGAGCTTATCCTCCGCCCCTAACGCCAATAGTCAGAAGTCCAGAAGAGATGCAACGCCTAAAAGATATTGAAGCCGCGTCTGCTAGATTTGTTACAACACCGGGACAACAGCGTGGTATCGCCTCCCCTACAACTGATACTACTCCGCTGAACATACGAAATAATCTCCCTGCTGGCGCAAAGATTGACCCTGAAACAGGACTTATCATTTATCCGAGTCAGCCTACTCCAACAACACAGGAAGCTGGAATTACTTCTGTTGTTGCGCCTAACGTAGGACAATACACACAGTCACAAGACCCTGACACAACACCGGACCCTGACACAACACCGGACCCTGACCCAGCACCGGCCCCTGCTTCTGGTCCTGCTCGTACACAGGATTCTGGAAGTGACGATGGGGATGATAACGCACCAAATATAACTGCATCCGCGGCACATGGTTACCAAAATGTGTCAACAAATTTAAAAGGACTGGCTAAAGGGATATTTGGACCCTTCGGTAATTTTTTTGGTGAGGATGAGGGCACAAAGAAAAATGTATATGGACAAGTGGCTGTTGGCACCGGCGCTGTCTATGGTGAAGCAAATGTACCCGGTGCGGATGGTGGAAAAGTATCACAAGGTCATAATCCGATTACGGGACAACGTATGCCTGTTTTCTCTGACCGTCCATCAGGAGAGTTCTTTGGTCAATCTGCAGCAAAAGCATTAGGACTTAAAGGGTCAGAAGATTTCCGTCCTTTCAATGAACCTTTGACTTATAACGAGCCTTCTCCGTTAGGAAAAATGGGGATTGCATCCACGTTGGACAAAGCCATTTCCAATACTAAGGGGCAGGATATTACACAGTTCCAAGGTGCTACACAGGAAAGAATGACAGCAGAAGGGCAAACCTATGCTCCTCAAGATATTACTGCTGAAATGCTCGGCTTTGATAAATCAAAAGCATCCTATACTTTAGCTGCAAATAACTCTGGCAAGATTGGTAACGAGACGGGTGATATTGTTGCTACCTCTACTTCTGTCGGCGTCCTTAACGACTCCAATCAAATTGAAACAGCACAAGGCACCGTGGTACAGGTCACGTTCGCTGACGGTAGTAAGGGGAGCCTTCTTGGTAGTGCAGCGGAAAATAAAACTGTTATTGAACGCTATAACGATGAAAAAGGATACAGAGAAAGTGGCGTAGGTTACTCAAGAGGACAAGTTGACCCAAGACTTGCTGCTGCTGTAGATAGACAAAATCAGCAGACTGATGAAGCACTTAGTGGTGGCGGCGGTACAGGACCAATGGTAGGGCAGCAGGTTGGTCCAGATGCTTTCGGAGTTACCGCTCGCAGAGTTAGTACTGT